TGCTCGACCGTCTCGGTCTCCAAGAAACCTATCGCGTTATCAATCTCACCTTGGAGAATCGCCTTTAATCGTCCGTCATCCATTTAGACCACCCAAGATACGTTAGGTTTCAGCGGCTTAGACCAACTTGTTTGCTCTGACATACCAACCGCAAGATACCGAAATGCGTCAGAAGCATGAGATGCCCAGTCGTGAAGAGGCTTATCCCAATAGACTTGACGCTTATCGTCGTATTGTCGCCGATAATTCCTTAGTGCGTCCACTCCACGCTTAGTCTTGGAGTCGAACCAACAAAAGGGAATCAACCTTCTTACGGCTTGTATCCCATCGTCAACACCCATTCTCGGCACAATCGTGATGTTTAGCCCTGCTTCTTGTAGGAGTTCTAGCCTCGATCGTCCTGATCCCAACTCCCGCACTTGTACATCGTGAGGCAGTAACTGCTCGGCTAGTTCGTAGTGATTAGTCCTCAGCCAGTTCACATACCAGTCAAGTCCTTGACCGTGATTCTCCACAAAGTCAATGAGCCGTGTTTCTAAGCCAACTCTCTGACAAACCCAGATTGCAGTGGAGTCGCCTATCCCTAGATCCCAGGAACAGTAAGTCTTGGCTAATCCATCTACAGGGATGTCATGGAATCGCTCAGGCGATAGCTCATTGAGAAGCTGTCCGTAGTAACTTCCTTCGATGGCACTGTCAAAGGAACACTCAAACTCCTGTAGGTACTTGTCGTCTCCCATCTCGGACTTGGCTGCATCGAGTTCAGCCTGAGGGATAAGACCAGTTTCGGATGCTCGGAACTCAAGTAAGGCCCAATCGTTATGCTCTGACGCATGGTCTCTCAGGGTCTTAAAGTGGTTGTTTCCCTTTGGGGTTCCGAGGAATAACGCCCATCCCATTCTGTCTGACAGGGCCGGACGAACCACTTCCGACCAAATTTTAGGGTTTTGGTCGCCGAACTCGTCGAATACAACGCCGTCAAAATACTGTCCTCTAAGAGAGTCTGGGTTATCAGACCCCGCAAGCTGGATGCGTCTGCCCCAGAAATCAACCCTAAGTTCTGCAATATTGGCAGTGGCGTTGAGGGGCTCGGTAAACTTGAGGAGGTAATCCCAGATAACTCGTTTTGTCTGGGAGTAGGTAGGCCCAATGAACGCATATCTTGGAGCCTCCTTTTGGTTTGTGATTGCATCTCTTATGAGATGGTTAACCGCACTAACCGACTTTCCTAATCTTCTATGAGCAACTACTACCCCGAAACGCTTTTGCTCTAACGCGCTATGTATTGCAAGCTGTTGCGGCCTCGGCGCGTAGGGAATAATTATTCTGGTTGCGCCCATGTCACTTGTAAAGCAACTGGTTGCCCGTCCTGACCTGTTACCTCTGTTCTTGCTAACTTAGGTATGTGGTACTCGATAGCCCGCAAGTAAATATCGCAAGCCTTTTCTGGGCTTTTCTGCGCTACTTCGTCTAGCCACAAAGCAAAACGAGGTGCGTTTAGTTCCGCCATCTTTGCAATGGCTTCCCTAACTGCCGCAGTAGACTTGTTAGGCGCACCCTTCGGTCTGCCCATTCCTGCGTTTGGAGGAATCCATTTGTTTTCCACTGTATTTTACTATCCTTCTGTTGCTTGTTTACAACACTTTACATGCCTTCTTCATCTCTGCGACGAAGATACTCTAAGACAGCAGGACTTAGTAAGCCTGCGCCTATTGCCCCCACTGCCGCCGGCGCATTAGTGACTTGTTGAGCGTTTTCAATGTCAGGAGACACTAGTTTTATTTGACCTGGGTCAAACGCTACATACGCTGTTGTCTCATGGCCGTAATTATCATCAAACCTTTCAAGTTTTAATGCGTCGTGGCCTTTTAATTTGGCCTCGTGAACTAGATCTGAAACAACAGAATCCCAACCCATACCACCGGAAAGAAGTTCTTGCGCCTCCATAGAAGTTGTTGGTTCTGGAACACCAATTTCATCTGCAACGCGCTTGCCTTCTTCAAAAATGTCAAAAACCATTGGATTTTTTATTTCAACATCTAACGGCATTACTTTTCCAGACTTGTTTTTTCTATCACCTTTTCTAGAGATCCAGTCGGCATATCCTTGGCTATCTGTTAACCATATTCCATTTACATTGTGCGCGGCTTCATCAATATCAAACGTCCGAAAATCTTTGTCAGTTCCATGATACAAACGAAGAGGTTTAACTGAACTTGTCTTGGCTGTTGGAAGCATATGTTCAGCTATTTTCGCCGCTTTAGTTGGGGCTTTTACAACTCCAAGGGCTCCGGCAACCGGAGGAATGTTTGCTAAAGCCTGTCCAGTTCTGTAACCCTCGCCGCCTTCGATAATCGGTGTCGCCCCAAACAAACCCCTTCCTACGTCGGCAGCCTCTTGAAACGCTTGCATACCTGGGCCTTGACCATAACCAAGCAAAGAACTAGCCCCGCGCGGCAACTGCTCAGGCAGCGGAGGCAGGAACTTCTCTTCGTCTAGCAGACCCTTTCTGCGCTTCACTTCTTGTTCCTCGCCGAAATAGCCTTTGCTTTCGCTCTTGCATCTTCCTTACTACTTGCACCCCATGCCTTTAGACTGAGAAGCAGTCTAGTAGGGCTGCCATCAGGTTTACGCTCCGGGCCTTGCATGTTACCCATCCTCGCTAGGAAAGACGCTCTACGCGGGTTATCACCGCTCTTAACAGGAGCCTTCAGGTTAGAACCAGGGTTTGCAGCCTCGTAAGACTTCCGGCCCTTCTCGTTTAGGCCACCCTTAGCGTTCTTACCCTCTTTCCTAGTCCAAGCGGCAGTCATTTCTTAGCCGTTTTCGCTGATTCTTTGAAAGCCTTAGCCGTAGGTGCGCCAGGACTCCCAGGCTTACGCATACGCTCAGGAGTTTTGCCGGCAGCTTTTTGCTTTTCTATACGCTCGCGTTTAGCGTGGATGTTTGCGTATAAACCTTTCATTTCTTTTTAGCCTTTCCTGCCTCAGATAAGGCAATAGCAATAGCCTGCTTAGGGTTTGTTACCTCTGGGCCTTTCTTGCTCCCTGAGTGCAACTTACCCTTTTTAAACTCAGTCATCACTTTCGAGATCTTCTTCTCCGCCTTCTTCATCGCCCATCTCCCAAGAAGCGCAAGACTTGTCCGGCGCACACATAAAGTTCCACTGATGGCAATAACCCGCACCCTCTGGCAGGCAATCTTCCATGTCCATGTCGAAGTATTCGCAATTGCCGCAACGCCTTTCTTGAGCCTGGCTTGCAGAGATGCGCCACTTTGCGCCTAGATCCCGCCAGAACTGCGTATCGCCCCCTCGTTCAGGGCCATACATTGCTTTCTCTTTTGCGATTGCCTTGTTCTCTTCGTTCAAAGCCTCGTCTTGCGTTGGAAGCGGACAGCTTTCGTCCTCTTCCTCATCGCTTTGTTTCACAACGATCATCACTTTAGGGGAAAGCAAGCCTTTCATTTCTTTTCCTTGGGTTGTAAAGGGATGCCTACTTTCCTGTCATACCTGATGGGTACAGGAGGCACTTTTAGCTTGTAGGGAGACGGTAATGCTTTGCGATCCCTGGTTCGTTTTTCCACAGCCATGCTGCTGCCTCCTTGATGTTCTTGGAGTCGTCCTTTCCCACACTTTGACTGCCTGCGTGGTGAACGTAACTCCTTGAAACAAAATGCTTAAAGTCACATATCGTAAGTGTATGACAAAACACGTTATCTGAAAACCAGTTGATCGGCGGAAACCTGACCGCTTGGAAGGCTTCCTTCGTGATGTAAGCAAAGATCGGCGCAATGACGCTCGTCTCTTTGATCGTCTGTTCTTCTGCCCACTTCATCCCGTTTCTTGCTCCACCCTCGAACCGGATGTTCTGGGCCTCTAAGATGTAATCCGACCTTGCTCCCAAAACCCCGATCTTATGCCCTGCCTTCTGTAGATGCTCGGCATCCTCAAGAATGAGTCTATAAGAGTCTGGAGTCAGACAGATGTCGTCGTTGGCAATGATGACTGCATCGTGTGAGTTAAATGCGTCGTCCATGATCCGGTTGTAGGCATCACCAAAGTTACCCGACGAGTTGAGTACCCATTTGTAAACTCGTTCGTCCATTGTCTCGGCCCGACTCGACAGATATATAGGCGCTTCTTTGGCGTAAAGTTTGATTGACGACAACGTGATTTCAAGACTTGGACTCCCTACCGTACAAATGAGTATCGGAACTTTTTTCATACTCCGCCATCCTATGGTGGGCTACCACCTGAAAGTATTTGTTATTCATGAGGTTTTCTGTGCAAACATTAACCTCTAACCCGTTTTTATCCGCGATGATCGGGAACGACAATTGATCCTGTAGCGTCCACTTCATCATCTCGACCCACCAATCTTGATTAGCCTGGGGATTGATGTAACTCCGCTTCCAACATAACACCCCGCCAGCAATAAGACCTGCATCCTGCGGCCATCCTTGATCCCGATAGTGCTCGACCTGGGCCAAGATAGGTTGGTCTTGATACTTGACCATATCCCAACACTCTCCGGCCTCTTGATAGATACAAGTCCTCCAGGGGTGTTGAAATGCCGCCATCGTGTCTCCGGCCTGGTCGATCATGTAAGCCACAAACTCAGGACTTGTGATTCTTATCGACCCATCTATCCAAATCACATAATCCTCAGCAAACTCTAGCTTGTCTGGGAATACCTTAAACCACTTGGCATCCATACGCGGATCTGAAAAGCGTCTGCTTGTGATGACTTGTTGCCATCCCTGAGGCTTCTTAACACTGTCTAGGATCGCGTAGAAGGCCGTAGGAACGCTTTGCCTGACCGCATAGTGCAACGGGTCATAGTTGCCAAAGATCGCCGTGTAGACCGCCGCATTCATACAAAAAAACGCCCAACGTCGCGTCGGGCAAAGGAGGGGAAGGAGCCAGCTTTCATTTTAACCCATACCTTATTTCTTTGAGAATCTCCTCTGCTTGCAGTCTCAAGTCTATTGCTTTCCTGTGTAGCTCTACAGACAGATTGACGATTGCTAAGGCTCGTTGCTCTAGCGCACTTGTTGACTGTGCCTGCTCGATGATGTCCTTTGCTGCGCTCATAGCTGCTACTTCGTGTAGATTCATGCGACCCTCAAATTAAACGGGTTGTTGAAAAAACTAATGTCCACGCCTTCCTCTTCCTGCTTAGGTTTCGATAAGACAGGCTTGAACTTCTTCTTCGGCCTGGACACCTTCTTGACCTCGTATTCGTCCTTTACCCATTCCCAAACACGTTCCTTGGTAAACGGGTCTATCCTAAACGATGTCTTGATACAACCTTTTTTTAGCAGAGCGTTTAGGGAATTCACAGTCGTCTGCTTGTCGATCTTTGTCTGTAGCCTCACCGACTTCAAGTCAGCAGGTGTCTTACGCTTTTTCAGGTAAGCAAGAATCTTCTTTTGCTCGTCAGTCATTGTCATCCCCGTATCTTAGTGACCACTCTCCGCTGCGAAGCATCAATTCAAGCCTCGCCATTGCGTTCCATGCAACGTGTGCAGCGTGTAGCAATTGTGTATCTCTGTCGTAACCATCTTCGTTTTCTGCAAGAATGTGCCTGTACATAGCGTTGGTGTAACGTTGTTCGCCTTGCTCTACACGCAGCCAACCCCCATAAGAATACTTTTTGGCCCCGTATTCACTGACAGCTATCACTGCATTCAAAGCCCTAAACATATCTTCAAACACTAGTGATGGCCTTTGTTTTTCTGCGTCTAGTTTTGCCCCAGGAGCGTGTTGATCTAATCCTTTAGGATCTCTTTCTTTCATATTGTGATCGCCACTCATGCTATTCCTTTCATAAGCAATTCCTTGATTTCACCCTGAACTTTAGGCAACGGAGCCCAAGCCAGAGCCCAATCTTCCCAAGTCCCTACTATGCACACACCACCAGGGTTCAACAGCAGCATCTTGACACCTCGTGGTGGCGATTGATCGGCTGGCCTTCTCCACACAGCTTCGCCTGCAAGATAGGTTTTCAACTGTTCTTCTCCTTTAGCTTGGCTTCTATGGCGCAAGCAAAATTGCCCCAGTGCTGATTTCCTGAATAGATCTCTTGTATTTCATAAGCCGTCAGCCCAACCCATTCCTTCTTTTGTGGTTTGCTTGAAATACATGTCACCGTATAAGCTCTGCCACACTGACAACCCCACGCCATAGAACTATCTGCTGGCGTCTTTGCGCTTTTGTTTTCGATCATGGAATCTCCTTTAGCTTCCTTGCGTAGTCTTGAGACATGACCTTTGTTGTAGCCAGTTTTCCATGCAATCTCCGTGACTCGCAATGACGGGTCTTTGACTAGCTCTCTGACTAAAGCAAAACGGTTCATGCCATATCCCCTTTGTAAAGATTCCAAGCATCTATTAAGTTTTCTCTAGCTATATCAAACCTTAGTCTCATCTGGTCTAAGTCGTGCAGCAGAATTCTTAGCTCGTTAGGATGAACCATGACATACGTTGTTTCGTCTGCCAGCTTGCGTAGCAGAGCATATGCTTTTTCTTTGTCGGTCATTGCTTACTCCTTGCTCGTATGGCGGCGGAAGCCTCTAATTTCGTAACCCAAGCACCATTACGATCTATTGCTTCACACACCTTCGCACACTCCTCACGCTCGGCAGCAGCAACAAGGGCAGCGAAGCGTTCAAGAGTTTCGTCACCAAACACCCAAGCAGTAGAGTTCCAATCCTCACGCGGTGCTTGGTCACAGGCCTCCCGTGCCATGCGGATGATGTCTTCTCTGTTCATGCCGCCCTCAACTTTTCAGAAATCCTTGCTTTCCAAGAGTTCCAATCCTCTCCTGGTCTAGCAGGACAATTTACTTTCGCTGCCATCTCGGCGGTGCCTTTCTCTGTCGCCCACCACACAACAACCTTCTCTTGTGCAGGCGCGATCTCTAATTCATCTTCCCATCTTCCCTGGTTCAACCAGGTCGCAGGGTGTGGGATGAACTCCTGACCCGTACCCTTCACTTGGTAATACTTATTGTGCGTCACCAGAGCCTCTACAGCAGACTTTTGCTCTTGTGGCGATAGTTTGGCCCATGCTTTTTGTGCAGCACGTTTAGCGACCTTTCTTGGGTATTTGCTCCAGAACTCCTCGAACATTGTTTTCTCCTGTTGTTAGGAAATCTCAATGTAAACCTTATTTTTATTGTTGACTGTCGTCTTGTTGACAATCTCTACATATTCTTTATTTCTGGACATAACTTCCCCAAGGGTGGTAGCACTCACCTTACCCAGCAGGGGTCGCTTCTGGATGTTCCCTGCCTAGTACAGCCTAAGCCAGCGATTCTCTCCACCTCTTGCTTGTCCCACCCATGTACAAGAGGCTTAGTCCAGTACCTCACTGACAGTCTGGATCGGCATGAAACGGGGTGTTTCGCCAGCCGGTGTTTTCTTCCGCGCAACCCATGCAAGTTCTTAATAACGCTCGGAGTACGGTCTGGTAGAAAAAGAAAAAGCCGTTAAGGATGTACCCTGGTGGAAGCCCCCTTCTGGAGAACAAGGGGCAGGGCACATTCCTAACGGCTTACATCTGCTTCCACACAGACAAACTAATCTTATCAGATCTCCACAACCTTGCAAGTCCACCCTTCTTTCAACTTACCCCATCCGTGAACCTCTATCTTCCAGCCAGCCCTCAAGATAGCCGGTAAGTGCTCACTCTCTGCAATCTTCTTTACCCTGGCTGATACGTTACCTCTTGAGGTTGTCTGTACTAAGAGCGTCTCCTCGTCCTTGAGACAGAGGATGTCGCCTATGCCAAATAAGTCCTGGCGTATACGAGCCCACGGGTTCCAGTGCTCGACGATCTGGCATAAGTAACCTCGCTCTCTCAGCGCAGCTAAAGATCGTTGAGTAGGACTTACCGACGAACGGCGTTTCTTTTTGGTATCAGCGGCAGAGATTGTCGTCACGATGACAGTCTTATGTGATTGATAAGCCTAAGATTACTCCATCGAAACAAGGAGCCAACATGAAGATCGTACTTACACAAGAGCAGTTAGAAAAAATCCTCAAGGAATATTTTGACAACGACTACAACATCAAGATTAACGAGATTGTATTTGCAGCTAACGTAGAACAGTTCTGCACCATCTACACAAGGGAACTCCAATGAGCGTTGACTACGACTGGTGGCTAGACAGAGAACTTTACAGATACGACAAAGAGAGGGAACAAGATGACTATCAACAACAGTTGGAACAACAGGAATACGAACTTGACCAAGTACAAGATAACGAGGAGTGACTGGGCACTATGCGCGCTATTGGGGATTTGCTACGGAACACTGCTCTACCTGTTCATCAAATAAAGGAGCCAAACATGAATGTCTACAACTTAATCGCAAAAGTATCGGCTGACCTTTGCCAGCATGGAATCTCTAAAGACCGCAAGAATGCTCAACAATCCTACAACTTCCGCGGGATTGATGACGTTTACAACGCGTTAGCTCCGATCATTTCTAAACACGGTCTGGTTATCCTGCCTAGAGTTATGCGCCGAGAAGTGTCTGAGCGCATGGGCAAAAGCGGATCGTCACTTTTTTATGTCGTGGTCGAGGCTGAGTTTGATTTCGTTTCATCGCATGACGGAACTAAACACACAGTTAAGACATTTGGTGAAGCAATGGATTCTGGCGATAAAGCGACTAACAAAGCTATGTCAGCGGCTTACAAGTATGCGGCCTTTCAAGCCTTTTGCATACCAACTGAAGGAGATAACGATGCTGACGCAACGACTCATGAGGTAAAAGCAAATTCGGAAAAGAAACCATCTATAGACGACCACATAAAAACGCTCTCAAAGGCCAAAACAGTAGACGAGTTAAAAGCGGCATGGACTACAAGCTACAAAGAGTTCAAGAGTGATCCGCAAGCTATCAATCAGTTAGACGCAGCCAAAGAACAACGCAAGAAAGAACTCACGGAAATCAAATGAAAAATACAGGAGGGCCGGCCTTTCCAATCAAAGGCCCAGTAATGACCAGCGATGAGCAAGGCATGACTTTGCGCGATTACTTTGCAACGAAAGCAATGCAAGTATTAGTGAATGAAAATTATTTTGATGTCACCGCGAAATTGGCTTACAAGATGGCAGACGCTATGCTTGAAGAAAGAGAAAAATGAGTCAGATTCTTGATGCCGCTAAACAATCAGGGGTTCTCATCTCACACCGAGATGAGTTCCTGAAGTCGGTGGAGAAGTTTGGCCGGTTGATGCTTAACAAGTCTAAACCGCTAACACCAACACAAACGGCTTACCTAACCGCACTCGATGACTGGATGTCGCTGAACGATCTGGCAAATAAATTCGGTTGCACACCACAGAATGCCTTGAAGATGATCCGCGCTCTGGAGGCTCGTAAGTTGGTAACGAAAGAAAAACTCTACAGGAAAGCCTGGGCCTTTTACTACAAACGAAAATGAACCTGAACACATTTGAAGAAGGATTACTGGACTCGATTCAGACAGAGCGATGCAAGAAACTGCTTTGGTCTGTCATCCAGCTAGCAGTCGATGATGCTTGCAAAGCACCCTACAAAACTAGACCACAGGATGAAACGATTACCGCACTTAGGTTCCTATTCGGAGACCTCCACGAGTCAGGGCTCGACAATTATCTAATGTGGCTTGACGTTGACAGCAAAGAATTCAAGAGACGCATGGTCAATGCTATGTTCTCAGAGCGTCACGATAAGTTCACCGACTTCGAGAGACGAGCCTTTCGAGCTAACTACAACTGGTATCTGAGAAATGAGATCAATCCTAACGACTGAGACTGACCGCAGGAGGGTCATAGAGGCCATAGAAGCCACGGAACTTGGCTACATGGTAACTATCTCCAAACCCCCACGTACAGCGGCTCAGAATCGGTTTTATTGGTCGATCCTGACAGCTTGTGCTGAACAGTTAATGGGCCAGCAATACACCCAAGATATATGGCACGAGTGGGCTAAGACGAGGTTTCTTCCTTCTCGTGTCGTTGAACTTCCTGGAGGTATCGTAAAAGAGATCGAGCCTTCGACTGCTTCGCTTACCGTGTCTGAGTTCTCAGACTTGGTAGAGCAACTTCTACATTACGCAATCGAGAAGGGCTTGATCTGGACAGACGAGATGAAGGACGCTGAACTTGACTTGAGGAAGATCAATGTACTCAAACAAAAAGTTGCTTGAGGCTTGCAGGAATATGCCTTGCGGATCATGTTTTTGTGAGGACGGAACTGTAGTTGCTGCTCACAGAAATCAAGGCAAAGGCATGGGCATTAAAGTCTCTGATGCTTTAGTAGCATCCCTATGCTTTCGTTGTCATACATACTTGGATCAGGGGAAAGACATGTCTCGTGAGGAACGTCGAGACTTCTGGAACCAAGCGTACATAAACACGATGCAAACAATGATCGAACGAGGATGGCTAAAGGTGCAAAATGGAACAAAGATCTGACGATTGGTACAAGGCAAGGTTAGGCCACCTAACCGCTAGCAGAGCCTCAGACGCGCTTGCAAAGGCAGGAACGGCTACACGCAGGAACTACCAGATTCAACTCGTTACAGAGCGTCTGACGGGCCTACAAAGCGATTCCTTCACGAATGCAGCTATGCAATGGGGTACTGAACAAGAACCCGTTGCCAGAGCAGCCTACGAGGTTCACACAGGGCATTTCGTCGAGCAGACAGGGTTTCATACCCACAAGTCGATTAAGTGGCTTGGAGCGAGTCCTGATGGGTTTGCAGGCTCAGGACTGATAGAGATCAAGTGCCCTAACTCAAACACCCATGTCGACTATCTTTTATCTAAGGAGGTTCCCGCTAAATACAAGCCACAAATGCTCACTCAAATGCTCGTGACAGGACGTACTTGGTGCGACTTTGTTTCGTTCGACCCAAGGCTGCCTGAACATCTACAGTTATTCATCGTACGTTACGAGCCAAAACCGGAAGAGTTAACCAAGATCGAGGCTGATCTGGTTGCCTTTCTCAACGAAGTTACTCAAATGGAGTTATCGCTATGCCAAAAGAACTAACAGGATCAATCAGCAAAAATAAGAAGAAGGAAAAGGATGTGCACCCAGACTATCGAGGTTCAGCAATGATAAACAATGTCGAATATTGGATCTCGGGATGGATCAACGAGGGTTCCGACGGAAAGTATTTGGGCTTAAAGTTCCAGCAGAAAGACGGGGAAGTAAGATCAACCAAAGTCGATGACGACGATTCAGTGCCATTTTGATATGTTAAGCGTACACCACCAAACCATGCTGAAAAAGGCGTTTGCAAAGCGTCCTGCAAACATTTCTGATGACTCTCCGGTCTTAGAGAGGGTCATTCACATTATCAAGTCTGAGGCTCCGGAGTGTTTCTGGAAGCCTACAGAGTTGGAAAAACGGAGGTTCTTCAATGCACCACGGCCAGGAACTCCTCACGAGGATGCGGTCTATCCGTTCCCGAAAGGCTTACTATGAGCAATTGGAAAGAGTTAATCGAGAATCAGACGAGGACAGAAAAGTTCAGACCCGTCGAGGAAATCTGGAGGGAACACGGATGGATTCCACCATCAACCGAGTGCCCAGACACAATGGCAAAGCACAAAGCGTTTAAGGAGTGGTCGATCCGTGGCATCGTGGATCAACCTTATCAAGCAAGTTAAGTCGTCTGATGTTGAGGAGATAACGGCAGCGTACGAAAGTGCACTGCCGTTTGTCGTTCAGGACTGGGCAAAGATGATCTTAAAGTTAGCTAAGAGCAAACGACTCCCGATCATCGAGAAGATCGACAAAGTGCACGGGGACAAGATAGGCCAAATGGTGCGAGATGAAGTTACCGCGCAACACAAAAGACCTAAGACTTAGCCGGAGGAACAACGCCCTTAACGCGCTCAAAACTCCTCATTCCGGCAATCCCAAGCATCCCGCTCAAAATAACCCATAGAGCATCGGTATCCAGCATGGGAGGAGGTTTTACCTCTTGCGGAACGATCTGTTCTGCTTGCATCCAAGTCCACGCCCAGACTAGTAACGGATAAGCAAGGAACTGATAGAACATCGCTCCAGCACCAACCCAACCGATAGCAGGTCGCCAGCCAGCAACGAACATATTCTGATTGGCAGCCTCGACCTTGTTCACTTCCATTTGACCGAGATCAATCGCTTGGTCGATACGCTTGGCCTCAAGCTCAAGCTCCATGCGCTCTTTGTCGGACGTGTGTAAGTCTCCGATGACCTTACCGACTGAATCAACGATGGAAGAGATTCCGAGCAAGTTCATTACATGCTCTTACGCACAAAATTTAATTCCAGCTCGGCTTTTTTTCTTGCGCTAGAAGCCATTTCAATAGTCTCGTAAAGCCCAAGATAAATCGTCTGATTCAAATTTCTAATTTGAGCTACATATTTCTTTGCTTTTTTATGCCAAGATACACCAAGCACTTTTGTTTTGCTGTCTGACCTTGCTTTTGACCTTTGATTGTTCTGCGCGTTGTTTGCCTCTCGTAAGTTTTCGAATCTATTGTCGTCTCTAATTTCGTTTACATGATCTATTTGATCCAAAGGCCATTTGCCAGTCATGTAAAGCCATGCGAGCCGATGCGCATAATATCGTTTCCCATTGATAGAGATTTTTCTATATCCATTTGAAACATCAAGACACCCTTTGGTTTTTGTTCCAACTGAAGCGCCTTTTCCGGTTCCTATTAAGCGCTCAAAAACACCAGTATTTTCATCATATAAAACAAATTGTTTAAGAGTTTGCTGATCCATTTATTGTAATCCTCTAAGAGTTCTTGACACCCAACCCAACATGAACTTCATCTGGCTTCTATCCCGCGTCACAATATCCCGATAACGAGCAATCTTTGCTAACGCGTAATAGGCCACAAATAACTCAGGATTGGCTTGGTTGAGTGCTGATATGGTCTTAGGGCCAATAACGCCGTCTGGGGCCGTTTTAACGCATATCTGGGCAAGTTTGATGGCTACAGGTACGCCAGCATTGACAGCAAAGTTAAAGATGGACGAGGCTATAACGTCATGCGTTAAGTCATCGCCTTTGATCTTGTCCCAAAAGTTCTCTCTGTAAAAATCTCGGACTAACTGCGTCGGAGGTGTCTCTTGGTAATCAATGTGATTCCAACCCTCCCATTTTGGGTGCATCTTGCGAGCAATACCCGCATAGGTCTGACCGCCTCGGTCGCCTTGTACTTCGTGAAGGACGTAACCTCCCTCGTCCTCCATCATCTTGTCAAACGCTTGTTCAAAGTTAGCCAACGGCTTGCCCCCTAAAGTACGCAGTCCCTTCGATAACCTCGACAAGTTCAGGAGGTAAGAGTAGACCATCTCTGAAACATAGGACAGCAAAGCCTGAACACCAGGGAACGGGATTGTCCTCGATGTAAGTGAACTGACCACCATCAGGATCTGCGAGCATCCCTGTAGATACACCGTATCTACGCCCTCGATAGTCTCCCCATCCTTTAACTTCCAAAAGATGGGTATGCCCTGAGACCGTAGATATGCCAGCCTTCAAAGTATTGTTGTAACCGGAATGGATACCTGAGTGTTGAAGTCTATGCTTAATCATGCAGATGTCATTGACCATAACTGACCAACTGACAGACCACTCAGGTAGATGATCTTTAAGTGTCGTGCCTTGGATGCCTTTGTACTCAGGAACAGATCCAGCTAATTTTTTGTCAAACCGTATGTCGTGGTTTCCTGTGGTTCGATGTAAGAAAGTACCTAGACCTTTGCAAGCCTTAACGATCTGATCCATATGCCACTGAACTGCTTCAAGTTCATCGCGCAGGCTTGTGACTGGAGACCAGTCCATAGGGCCAAAACGAGAGATTGTTCCACCGTCGAGAATATCTCCATTTGCGATAATTGCTTTGGGCTTTAGGATCTTGATGAGTTTAAGGAGAGCATTGAAGCCCGCGGAAGGCTCACCAGGCATGAAGTGAGCGTCAGAGAATACGATCACATAGCCTTCAGTTTCTAGTGTTGCTCGCCTACGATTTTCGGGTAAAGTAAAACGAGCGTCCTTTGTCGGTAAAAGGATGTTGTATTTCTTCTCGATTGCCCTTCTTCGCTCGTACACATTGCGAAGGGTAAGACCTATACGGTCTGAGATTTTTGTTGGGCTACCTAGTTCTTTCCAGACTGCGATGAACTCTTCATCTTCTGACTTTTTTCTCACGCCAAGCTCCGCGCTCTATGCTCTGGATCATCTTGCGCGGAATCACCAAAGACTGAGCGATTGCGTCGTCAGTCAATGACTGACAAATTTTCACGCCCTGCTTGGTCTCTCCTAACAAGAATCCTATAGAGACAACAAGCGGGACTTGAAAGTCCTTGGCTTTCTCTGGGCTATCACCCCAACCCAAAGTGTCGTGGCAGGCATCTTCCCAAACTACTTTAACTATCGGAAGATTGTGCTTCATTCTTCTTATCTTTTATGGCATGGAACCACTTCCAGACAAGCCAGCCGGACTGTAACACAATGTAGAGCAAGGTAGCAACTGCCACCCATTCATTCAGAGTCAGACCGCCAACAGTCACGGCTGTTGTGATTGCTACAGGAGGAGCAGCCTTTGCTGCTTCTACGAGTACGTCTGACTTCTGTTCGGGTGTCATAGCTGAGAGGTCGTTAAGTTGATAACTTGGCTAGTTGTCAATTCTGCCAAAACTGGCAATTCTGGCAAAGTTTCCGGCAAAGTCTGCCAAGCACTCTCAACCCAAGTCCTGTCTGTATGGTTCCAGTTCCACTGATAACCCGCTCTGTCTTGTGGCTTAGGGTCTCTTACGATCCATTCCCAGTTTAGCCATACCGACTCTTTGTCAGCAGGAACGTCTGTCGGAGGCTCTGGAGCCGGTTGCCAGCCTTCAGTGCCATCAGTTTCAGTGCTTGGGATAGACCCGTTCTTTGTCCAGTATTGCATGGTCTAGTCCTATAACGTAAGAAACGCTGCTGTTGGTGCAGTGAAGTTAGCTGTGTAGCGAGCATCGTTTGTAATTCTTACATCCTGAACGTACGCATTAGCCGCGCTTCCACCTGTCCTGTCAGCACCGATATACATAGAGTTAGTTTGGTTGAAGTCTGTGCTTACCGTACCAGTACCGTCATTAGTACCGTTAATGTATATCTTCGTTTGATTGGTGCTTGTACCTTCTCTGACAACAGCAATATGCGTCCAGGTTGTAGCTGATACCGTACCTGTAGACGTGATCGTGCTTGATGCGTAAGTAAAGACAACTTGGTTGCTGCTATTAAGTGATACCAACCATCCTGTTGTGCCAGTACCTTTACCGACAAGACCGTAGGTTCCAGAGGAGTTTCTATAAACCCATAATTCAATCGTGAACTTGCCTGTGCCAATTCTTTGCGGAGGTTGATCCGGTATAAGCAACCAGTCACCAGTACCATCAAACGAAATACTACTCCCACCCCACTTGCTCTGTGTCGTACTTATCTGAGCATTCCCCACCGTTTCCAAGTCATTCTTGCTTGTGGCATCGTAGATACCAGCGTTGGTGAAGTTGAGTAGGAGGACTACATTTGTTGTTGATGTTGGTGGCTCAGTTGGAACTGAAATACTTTCAGCCGTTCCGTTTGTATATTTCAAGCCGCTAATATAACCATTCATTACATTGGCTGCACCACGGTCAGCACCTATATAAAGCGTATCTGTTTGGTTGAAATCTGTTGACACCGTTGCCGTAGCCGAGCTAACACCATTGATGTAAAGCTGGAATCCGTTTGTAGATGTATTGGTTCTAACGGCCGCAACATGCGTCCAAGCAGATGCTGGAATCGTTGTTGTTGTATCAACATTAGTAGTCCCATGCGTAAACCTAAGCACGTTTGTAGATGTCACTTGTAAAACATAACCCGTTGATGCGCCGCCTTTAGCTATGATGGAATGAGCCGTTCCTGATGCGTTTCTGTATACCCATGCTTGTATCGTAAAAGCACTAGTGCCAAGACGAAGGTTTGCATTGTCCGCAACACTCAAATAATCCCCACTACCATCAAAATACCCACTCCCACCATAAGTCTCAGCACTCCAGCTAGCAGTGGGGTTGAATGGGGAGAAGGCGACTACTCTGGTATCACCGTTTCTGGTAATGGTGAAGTTGTTGCTGCTGTTGTCTATGAAGCGGTTGGATTGGCAGGTGAGGAGGGATGTGTTGGTGATTGCTGTGAGTGGTGAGGTGGGAACTGTTAAGGTTGTTTGTGTGGGGTCGTATACAGCAGTGCCTTTGACTATCCGAGAGTTAGAAAGATAACCATTTAATAGTTGTACACCTGAAGTCCTACCACCCAAAGAAACTGCTTGGGATGAGTCATTTACTGAAGCAGAAAAACTTGCGTTCGTTGCTTTTCTGTTTCCGTTGACATAAAGCGAGATTGTGTTACTTGTGTTCCTTGCAACAGCAAGATGCACCCACTGATTTATAGGAACCGTATTAGGATCAACTAAAGTTAAAGTCAAAGAACCATAATAGAACTCAAAATTTACTTTACCTGTGCTGTCAACAACAAAAATAAAAGAAGAACCAGCGGCGCTTGCATTGTCAGATTGGGCTAATAATGTAACAAATGAACTTATTGTTGTATTAAAGTATGCCCACGTTTCAATTGTTACCGCACCACTTCCAAAAGCAAAAGCGGCGTTATCAGGGACGGTTAAATAATCCCCAGTACCATCAAAATAATTCCCCCACCCAGTCTGACTGAACGGTGAGAACGTACCTTGTGTCGTGTTTCCGTTGCGGGTGATGGTGAAGTTATTGGTAGAACCGTCTAAGAACGTATTGTTCTGTGCGCCATTCGTGCCATTGCCAGGAAGCAATAGCGTGGTGTATTCAAAGTAAGGGTCTTCGTTAGGTGTTACAGAAGGCCAAATGTTTTGGCTTTTAGCAAGATAGTATTCTGCTAAAGACCACTTGCCTTTGGCTGATGTTGTAGTTGGTATGTTTGCAGGGCCAATGATCCCGCCGTTTTGATTAAGCATCTCAACCTCAGCTTATCGTCTCATAGGAACAACTAAACGTAAGTTTACTTGCTGTCGAACTCGTCACATAAATGGTACTAGCCTCTCCCGTGACTGATGTGTCTAAGAGATATAAGGACGTACTCTTATCGACGACAACCAAAGACGCATCAGCAGGAACCGTTACCGTTGAAGCAATCGAACGATAAGTCGTACCGTCTGCAAGCCTTAGCTCAACAGTCGCGTCGTAGTTCCCTGTGCCGTCGATGTTAGACACAATCAACGAGTTGATCTTATGCGCCGCACCTGTGGCAGGAGCAGTGACTAGCGCGTTTCTACTGGTGTCAGCAGGAGTGACCGTCACTGTGTGGGGAACGATGCTTGCGACGTTAACAATGTTTGGAGCAGCCATTTTTAGCCTCTAGTCTAGAACCCGAAAATAAGCGACATAGCGATAGCTTTGCCTGTAGATACGCCAGAACCGCCCGTGTTTGTGACCCATGAAAGCGTACCAGAACCGTTTGTTTGCAGGATCTGGCCGTTAGTACCATCAGCACTCGGAAGTGTCCACGTTACGTTTGCAGAAACCGTTCCTGGAGCCTTGAAAGCTACATAGTTGGATGAGTCTGTGTCCGCAAATCGTAAGGCTCCTGTAGCCCCGATTTGGACGTTTGTGCCATCCCAAGTAAGGTTTGCAGAACCACCAAACGAACTTGAGTTGTTGAATTGAATTTGAGTATTAGAACCACCAGGACTTGCAGAAACCGTACCCCACTCTAAAGCAGTAGCACCAGCGTTGACACGAAGAACCTGTAAAGCAGTTCCGATGGTCGTTAGACCCGTACCACCGTTCGTTGTTCCTAGCGTCCCCGTGATACCTGTGGACAACGAGACGTTTGTGATCGTGTTGCTAGAACCGTTGATGGTCTTGTTGGTGAGTGCCTCGGAGCCTGCAAGCGTTGCTAACGTTCCTGTGGTCGGAACCGTGACGTTTGTCGCTCCTGTGCTTGTAATCGTGACGCTGTTAGCACCTGACGTTGCAAGCGTAGAACCGTTAGCAAGCGTCAAAGTGCCTGTGGTCGTCGAGACTGTAAGCCCGTTGAACTTACCTGCTGTGATGTCACCCGTCGTGTCTGCAATCGTGACGGCAGAGTTTTGGACAAGTTTTCCGGTTGTCCCGTCGAATCTTGCAACGGCGTTATCTGTGGAAGATGCTGGGCCTACAACATCACCAGAACCAGATACTGTTGCCCAAGTAAATACAGACCCATCCCACTTTAGGTAGGTGTCTGCTGTAGTCGGAGCGGTCGCAAAGGTTGTTGACCCAGACCCTGATTGATAAGCAATCCGGTTAGCAGCACCGCCTGCAATGTTTGTCGCCGTGGTAGCAGACGTTGCAGATGTTGCCGAAGTTGCCGAAGTCGCCGTCGCAGCGTTACCAGAAATCGAGATACCCCAGGTTCCTGTCGCGCCTGTCCCTGACGTTGGTACGTAGTCTGTTCCTGCTGTCGCGTTGCTAAACCCACCAGCACCGTTACCTTTGAGGATTGACGTACCTGAAGTCGCAGGAGCATAGTCTGTTCCTGATGACGCTGTAGAGAACCCACCCGATCCGTTGCCTTTAAGAATCCCGCTTCCAGAAGTGGCAGGCGCATAATCCGTTCCTGAGACAGCAGCAGCAATGACACCCGACGAGGCTTTTAACAGACCCGTCGTTGTTGCTGCCTTGATTAACTTGCCTGTCGTGCTATCGAAAAGTGCTATCTGGTTGTTGGTTGCTCCGACAGGCCCATAGACATCGCCCGTTCCAGAGGCTGTTCCCCAGAAAAGATTGCCCGCACCGTCTGTGTTAAGCGTCTGACCGTTCGTTCCATAAGAGGTCGGGAACACATAAGTCTGTGTTGAAGTTGACGCAGCATTAGAAGGCTGAATCCGAAGCGTCTTAGTGCCCGATCCAGCGTCGTTAGACTGAAGCTCAAGGTAACCAGAAGTCCCCGCGCCTGTGTTGGCAGTGACTTGCATGTAACCAACAAAAGAACCCTGTCCCGTGTCCGTGATGCTTGCAGACGAACTCTGGATGATCTTGCCTGTCGTGCCGTCAAACCTAACAATTCGGTTATCTGTTGAACTTGCTGGCCCCGTGACATCACCGCTAGACCCGCTTGCAAACTCTAACCCCGTAGCACCAGCGTTGACTCTCAAGACTTGCAGAGCAGAGCCTAGAGCCGTTAACCCTGTACCACCATTCGAGACAGGAAGCGTTCCTGTGACACCCGACGAGAGGGGTAATCCCGTCGCGTTTGTGAGCGTTGCAGAAGAAGGTGTGCCTAGCGCACCGTTCCTCGTCACAATAGCCCCTGTGGAGCCCGTATTGACCGCTAGGGCCGTTGCTACGCCTGTACCTAAACCTGACACCCCTGTGGAAATCGGAAGCCCTGTGACGTTCGTAAGGGTTCCAGAAGAGGGTGTTCCTAATTCACCGCCGTTTGTGATGATTGCACCCGACGAACCAACATTGACCGCAAGCGCAGTTGCAACGTTTGTGCCGAGACCGCTAACACCTGTGGAGATCGGCAAGCCAGTGGCGTGTGTGAGCGTACCCGATGAAGGGGTTCCTAACGCACCACCAGGAGCGACGTAATCGGTTCCTGCTGTAGCGGCAGCCACCACACCAGAAGCAGCCTTTAGGACACCTGTCACCGATGATCCGGTGAGG